TCCTTTAGTAAACTTTTCAAAAAACTCATCACATCTCCCTTATTTGGTTTTTATCAATCATGATTGTACCACCTCTTATCTTGCCTGTCAACTCCTTTAGTAACCTGGCTCGTGATTCAATCTCTTCTTGTGTATCTTGTTGCTCTTGAACTTGTTGTTCTTCTATCTTCGTTTTGCTAAGTCCAATGTTGGCTGCAATCAATAGAATGATTGCTAATGGATCAAATACAATAACAATCAGAATAATTACCCAACGAACTGTCTTATCCAGGAATTGATTGTCGACTTCTTCATAGAACAATTCTGCAATAAACTTGAGGGGACCGACTTCTGCTTCGACCTTTCTAACCTGGGCGGCCAAGGGCGCCCTATTGTCATTAAGGATACCAATCTCTTTCTGGTAGGTTTGGATTTCCTCTTGTAAGCGAGCACGGTCTTTTTGTTGTGAACGACGTACCACCACTGCTTTTTCCGCACCCTTTTCTGTATCAGAGCGGCCCAGGATCTGGTCCACAGCGTCATCATATTGTTTAAGTGCTTTGCGGTTCGCATCTATATTCTCCCTTGCTACTTTAATCTTTTCATCATATATTGCTAGCTGTGATATCACATCACCTGAACTTGCTGTCTGGTCTATGTGAGCCTTTGATAGGTAACCAAATGTTCCCATTGATGTAATAAACATCAAAGCAAGAATCGATGCAACCAAATATGCTTTGATTGAGAATGGTGCAATGTTCCAATTACGATATGTCCAAGACGCAGCAACTACCTTTGCTACCTCCAGCGTTCCACCCATTATAACTACGGGCCAGAATGATGCAGCAAAGATAGTTGTAAGACCAATAACAGAGAAGTAAGCTGCAATTGCTGATAGGCCAATCGCAACCAGTAAAGCAAGATAGTTAATCATTTTCTACAATTTTGTTTACCTTATCAATAAACGCTGTCATCTTCTTTGACCTATCAGGCCATAGTATGTACTCTTTTTCAGGATCTTTCTGAAGGTTTAGTAATAGAGGCATAATTAGTTTATAAAGAGCTTCCATTCTATCTTTGTACTCTTTGGAAGTCAACGTCAATTGCTTTTCAGTTTGCAATACTTGTTGTTGAAGTTGACGCTCCATTGATTTTAGCTCATCCTCGCTTACAGCAGAGAATCCAAAGTCATCAGTAACATCATCTAGTGAAATGTTAATCTTTCCCATTTTTATTCCTATGCAAAGAATTGTTCTAGTGTTTGTCTACGGTCTTTGATCTCCCAACCAACAGCATCGAGAATCGACTTGATTGGCTCCAGGAATGATTTATCAAATTGAGTTTCGTAGTCAACATATGGATGAATATTCAGCACCTTTGGTAAGTCACCAGGTGAAGATATTACAGTATCGCGAGCAGGATTAGGAGTTCTAAGATATGCAAACTTAATCTTATCTCCATCACGAATGATTGGATACTTGCTATCTATTTTATGCTCTCTCAAAAGTGCATTGTATATCAAAGAACCCTTGACGTGAATAGGTGTAGACTTTCTGTAGATCGATGAGGAGTCTTGATACTTCTTCATATCTTTTACACTTCTTGGAAATGCAATCTCCTCAAACGGTAGAGTCATGAACTCCATCTTGAAGTCGTTGATAAACTTGACTGTTGCTTTCTCGTCTTCGTTCATGATCACTTCCAAAGCCTTCTTAATGTTCTTTCTACAAGCAGCAGGGGTCGATGAGCGTACAGCTTCAATCCCTTGCATTTTTAACTTAGGCTCATTGTACTGTACACCTTCGTTATTGTATACATTAAGAATGTAATGCTTCTTACCAGTCCAGATTCCTTTATTGGCAATTGCTTCACGCTTCATCACCATCTTCTGCTTCATCACTTGCATGTAATCGCCAAGCTCAGCAAAAGTCTTATCGATGAATGGTTGAATCTTCTTCTCACATACATCATCCAAGAACTTAACAATCTTCTGAGTGTCTTGCTGTTCGTCTCCGAATACACCAGTCACAAGTCTTTCTAAGCGAATGTACATCGAGTCAGTATCACAAGCAATCACATAGTCTTCATCCTGAGTCTTGAATAACTTGTTCAGATATTGGTTGATGTGCTTCTCCATCCAACGGATCGATAGCTGGCCAGACATTGTAATCCCTTCAGCAAGATTACGTTGGTACCATCTAAAGTAAACATTACCCAAAGCGCCGTAAGCACTATTCAATTGAATCTTCTTAGCCATCTGCATATTATTGCATCTTGCTATCTCATTCTCTAGCTCACGTGTTGGTGTTTGTTCGTATTGCTTCTTTGCTTCGATCATACGCTTCTTCCAAACCGTACGGTCGTTATACATTGTCTCCATCAGAGTGGGAAGGAATCCGACTTTCTCTTTACTGAACATTGATCCGTTAGGACATAGCGTCAGTTGAGTATCGCCCATCTCTTCTTCAAGATCAGCTCCTAGCTGTCTATTGAGACATCTCTCAATCGTAATATCATCCTTCATTCCAGCAAACGTATCTGGACTGATATTGTATTGCATAATCAAGTGAGGGTATAGACTATTCAAGTCAAATGAACAAACCCAATTATGCAACCCGACTTGAGGATCCTTGACATAAGCACCAACAATTGGTCCCATCTCTCTATCAACATCCTGTCTCTCATCCAGCTCACTACGTTCAACATGAGCAACAACAATCCCACGATCCATCAAATAGTTAGTGATAATGATATCCCAAATACGAACAGTAGTGAATGTATCAACGTAGTTTACTTTTGCATCATAAGCAATCGCAAAAACTTGCTCGATGAACTTCAACTTCTCTTCCAATCTATCAACCAACACAACGTCATGGATGTTATAGTCAACAAACTTCTCAAAGTTCTGCATATAGAATTCATGCATCGACTCATATTCAGAATAGTCTAGTTTCTTCTCACCAAGCTCATACTCAGCAATGTGATCCAGCTTGTATGACTCTTGTGGGGTGTAGGAGAACTTCTTATAGAGAGCCATGTAGTCAAGAACCGATAACCCGTACAGATCATACACCTTGGGTGCAGTTGGATCTTTACCAGTCTGTCGTTCTTTGACTATTCCCCAAGGCGATAGTTTGTTGGCTTGCTTAGCACCAAGGACATTGCTGATTCGTTTATAGAGATATGGAATGTCAAAGTACTCAATGTTCCAACCAGTAACAACATCTGGCTTCCACTTGTTTGAATTCCATACCTCTAAGAACTTCTCAAGAAGATCTACTTCGTTCTTGCATTGGATGTATGTGACATCTTCACTCTTTGCTTTGTATGGACGGGTACCAAATACAGCAACCTTACCTCTCATACGAATTGATAGGGTGATCACTTCCTTGTCAGCGTATTCCATATTAGGAAAGCCGTTGAGAGTAGACGTCTCAATGTCCAGCGATACAACATTGATTGAATCGACATCGTAGTTTACCTCACCTTTAAACAATCCGTAGATTGCTTGGTAGGTGTAGAGAGTGGAGCCGTAGATATCGAACCCATCAACATCTTCGTAGTTACCCATAAACTCTCTTGCACTCTTGACACTCTCAAAGTCAATCTTATCGACATTACGACCAGTAAGAGTTGAGTAGCCTGATTTGTTCTTGGAGTTTACAAAGAGATAAGGGCGATATGTGTCACGGTATTCAAAACGCTTACCATTCTCATATCCCCTCACATAGACACTGTCACCGTAAACAATTACGTTCGTGTAAAACTTCATACTTCCTTCTCAGTAAAGAGAATGATTATACAGCAGATCAATTAATGATTCAACTGTTATCTGATTGATTGTGCGATTTGGATACCAGAGCCAAACATTCGGCTGTAGTTGTTTTGAAGGTCAACTGAAGGTTTGTATGTTGTCATGACATGCTCTTCTTTGAATGTAAATTCACTATCTTCAGCATACGGAGCATAAGGATACAATGAAATACCAACACCATCTTTAGTTGGTACAAGTTGAACAATACCAACATTTTTCATTTTATATTTGTGTTCGTGGTCTTTGGTTTTAGAGATATCAAGTTCACCAATCAAATCTTCACCAGTAATTAATCTAACAATATAGAGGCTCATAATAATCCTTAAATTAAAAAGCCGGCCATTGCGGCCGGCGTACTTTTTACAGACCTCTTTCGTGAGCTTCTTCCATCAGCAACTCACCCATAGGTTTGGTATCTTTTGATTTGCCTTTTGCAGGCTTCTCATTGATCTCAATTTTCTTTGGTTTTTTGTGTTCTGGAATAATTCTTTCCAAAAAGATCTTCAGCATTCCGTTCAACATTTCAGCATTTTGAATCTCAACTTGATCGTTAAGAACAAATGTGCGATTGAAAGCACGGTTTGCAATTCCTTTGTAAAGGAAGTTTTCGTTTTCACTGTCGTCAGCAGCCTTACCAGCAACAATCAACTTACCATCTTCAAAAGTAATTTCAACATCAGTCTTTGCAAAGCCAGCAACAGCAAGCTCAACAACATACTTATTGTCTTCTACTTTTTTGATATTGTAAGGGGGATAGTTGGGAATGTTCTTTGCAACTTCGTCATGAAGTTTTGCGAGTCTGTTGAATGGTTCATCAAACCCAACAAAGAATTTATCAAGATCCTTAGTTCCAAATTTGAAACCAGGGCCAAAGGCAAATGTGTTTGCCAACGCATTAAGTGTATCAGTAGTCATTTAAGACCTCCTATTAAGCAAGGTTAAAGAAATGCGCACCTGACGGCTGCGCACTTCTATTTATACCTGATCCACCAACAATAGTCAACTTTTTATTGTCTCGAAGTGTAAATTAGCAACAATAAATTCTTTGACCAGATTACTTCTGACAATATCTTCAACATCAAACTCAATGTTTCTGAATGATGGCATTCTATTGATGATCTGTACAAAGTCTTTCAGTCCAGATTGATCATGCTTCTTGTTCAAGTCAGTTTGTTTGAAGTCGCCACAGAATAAGATTCTTGATCCTTCACCGACTCTTGTTATGATTGAGCTTAGTTCTTGAAAGTTCATGTTCTGACATTCATCAACAACAATGATTGCCTTATCAATTGTGATACCACGAACAAAAGATGTGATCAAGAATTCAATGTTCTTTTGCTCAACTAATCTTTCATACGCCTGATCGGTATTGAAGAGTTCTTTACATATTGATTTGTACGGAGCTAGGTATACGTCCGTCTTTTCTTTTTCATCACCAGGTAGGTGTCCAATTTCTCTAGAAGGTACAACAGATCGAACAATAACAACCTTTTCATATGTGCCACGGTTGTTCATCATCTCTTCAAGTGCTTTATAAACAGCAATAAACGTCTTTCCTGTACCTGCTGCTCCGTGCAGCATTAATGCTTGATGTCCTTCTTCGTATAATTCGTAAAACTTTCTTTGGTTTCTTGTTAGAGGGTCAAATAACTGTAAGTCTTCGTATTTTAATTTTAGCTTCCTTTTGTTTGCTTGATCTGGGAACGGATGAACGGATGCTTGAGACACTCTAGCCTGTTTTCTCATGGACTACCCTTTTTGTTATAGTTAGAAACAAAAAAAGGCACAGATCTCGCGACCGTGTGCCTTTTGCCTATTTGACTACTTTATTACTTCAGCCATCAAATTCCTTAGTAATCCATTTGAAATTATTTATCATTTCAAAACCCTAGAACGGTGGGTGTAAACTTCAATGGCTTACCTGGTTCGTAATCTTTTGTAAAATAATCAACCAGCATCTCCAATCTAAATGCAGAATCTTCTTCTCCTGCATCTGCACATTTCTTTTGTGCATCTTGTAAGAACTTAATCAACTTAAAGTGGTTAATACCACCGTGATTGGTTTCATTGAGGAATGGTTTCTGAGAGCCGCGATGTGGTTTAAACATTCTGAGCCTCCACAACCTCTGCACTGATGATACTATCAACACGGAACGAGCGCCATGCATGCTTCTCAACATCCCATACAGCAAGGATATCATTGTTTTCTGGCTTTTGTTTCTCAGTTTTCTTTTCGTACGGGATAGTGAAGCTTTCTTGCAGTGTACAAATCATTTCCCGAATATTTCCATCAGTCTTTGTGAATTTGATATTCATCACCGACTGGCGTAGCTGCAAGCGGATAGATTCCTTCGTGTGTTCCATTTTTCCATCTTTCATAGTCATGATAAAAGTATTCAGAGACCTCAACGTTAGCCTCTGATAGCATTATACGAGATACATCAAAGTTAAACAACGCATTTCTAGGATTATCTGGAGAAAGAGTGACCACTCTCTTTATTCCACGCTGAATGATTGACTTGACACATTCATTACATGGGAACAAAGTAGAATATAAAGTAGCACCTTCAACAGAACTTGGACTATTGTCCAACGCATTTCGTTCTGCATGGCAAACAAATAACAGCTTGGTCTCTCTACTTGTATACCGGTCTTCGTAATCGTGTACACCTGTTGGAAACCCGTTGTATCCAACGCTAATAACTCTTTTACGAGAATCTACTATGCAGCTACCAACCTGACGTGAAGGATCCTTAGACCACGTTGCTACTGTGTCGCAAAGCTGAATAAAACGCATGTCCCACATAATTCATTATCTCTTTTTACCAATGTTATATTTTGCAACAAGCTCCCACTCATCCTTCTCTTTGTGTGTAATTACTTTCACTTGAGAGAACGGAGCAACTGGTGTGCTAGATTTCTGAGCATTGACCAGTCTGATTAGTCCCCATTCAGCCAATAGGTTAACTATTGTGTTTCTTCTTGCAACATCATCTTCTGAAAAGTTGGATGGTTTACCGTCTAATGCAAATAGCTCTTTGAAGTGGACAATGTAATACTTTCCTTGCTTATGAAGGATGTGGCAAGATTGGAATAGCTTTTTGTCTTTACGAGAGGCGACACCGATCCGTGTCAATGTTTCTTTAATTTTAAGAAAGTCCTCTTCGGAAGTCAATGTAACTTCAATTAGACTGTCAATACTGTTCATGATTGTCCACCTTTTTCTAATTTTTCTTTTATAGTGATCAACTGATCAGAAGAAAGGATTGACAATGCGCTCTTAGCTTTTTCTGGACTGTACCCATAATATTCCATTACAGCTGCAAGATCATTATCTTCTTGCTTCTTCACCCACTTTGCAAATCGCCTGGCAGGTCTTACTGTATTTAGGAAAAACTGGAATTGGAGCTTAGAGTCAGTGAGATGGCGTCTGTTCATCTCATTAGCATACATTGCAGTATCAGGAAAGTAGGAAAGTGCCTTGTTAACGAGGAAGGGCTGATAGAGTCTTTCTACAGCTGGATCCTCCATCAAGTCTTTCTTACTTTGTGATATTGCATTAACAAAGTCGAACGGAGACATTACCAGATCATCCGTACAAGGCCGACAGAATCGATCGTAACTAAGAGCAAGTAGTTAGCAAGCATACCAAAGCTTCTCCGAGTCCAAGCAGCCCAAGCGTACATAGCACAACCAACAATCCATATAGGATACAGAGTGAGAAGAGGTGGAGTAGGTACGGTAGTTGCCATAGTAATCGAGCACCCAATACTAATAGCCCAAGCAAACAGCTCAACAGAAAAGCGAAAGCGATTACTATTCCAATCATTACGAATCCATTCGAAGGTAGGTCTGAATAAATCAATCAAAACGGAGCCTCTTCCCATTGTTCAATTTCTTCCTTGCGCAGTTCACGCTGATGACGTTTATTGTCATCTGTAATAAACTCTAGTCTCATTTCACATATACGTTGGAACGGATCGATAGGGTAGTAGGGATTCTCGTGACGAAACTTCTTCATGTATTCGCCAATGTCATCGACCCACTCATCTTTTTGTACTGCAATTTTGTTCTTCATTCTGTATCTACTTTGCTTTCTGTTTCAACCCAAACACGAGCACCACAGCTAAGTGGCTTATCAGGTGAGTATACAACCTTACTAGGTCCATGTATCGTCACACTGTTAGCATACACATTACTCTTATATGTTTTAACAGTTAGAACAGGCACTCTATCCTCATCAGCAGCTCTGATGTTCTTACGGATCTGTTGTTGATTGACGTGGATGATTGTTTTCATTCCCAGATCAAACAATCCTTGGCATATGTCTCTGCTCTTGCGTAAGTATCAAATACTTCACAATCAGGTTGGCCACCTGTCGCATATGCAAGTTCTTTTTGAATTACAACTCGGTACTTTCCATTCTCTTGAATGAATATCTTTACTTCTGTTTGAGGGTTGCTCAATTGCTTTAATAAAATCATTTAAAGTCTCCTTCTGCCATTATTTCTGTTAGGCAGGCAAGTATGTTAATCTCGTGATCAGCAACAAAGGCAGCCTTGTACTGATAATCTGCTAGCGTGATAACAAGCTGAGGGATTGAGTTTGGTTTCAGATACTGTGATGCAGTATCATACAACTTACGAAAGAACACTGCTTGATCAAGATCATTGTTCTCTGCAACCCACCTACGAACTTCTGTGAAGTTCTTTGCCTTCAGCAGTTCCACTAATCCTTTCAGGTTCTCTTCTGAGAAGTTTACAAGGATACCAGAATCAATCTTACCAGTAGCTGAATACCTTTGCAACTCATTAAGCACTCTTCTC